ATTACTTCTAACTTCCTGATTACTCAAAAAAGTATAGTCAAGATCTCCTGACCATCCTGCAAAAATTCTCGCATAATATCCTAGCCATCCTGCTGGATATACTCCCGTACATGGAGAAACTCTCGTTCCCCAAACAAGAAAATTTGCAATTCCAACTGCTCCTTGTGAAAAGATCTCATTCTGAAATCCTGGTGTTCGAATTAATGGTGTAATATTCATAAAATTTTGTCCTTTAAAAAATTCTGCATTAATTAGGGTTGTCGGTACATTAGTTTTAGCTAATGATTCTGGGACTGCCTTTCCATGTGAAAAAGTGTCCAGATTTGTCGGTTTCGTCTCTCCTGATTGTTCTGCTACAACTGGAGCTTGCACTCTTGATGCTTTCTTCTCTAAACCCATGGGTGCAACCGGTGTAAACATCTGACCCACTTGCGATACTTCAAATCCATTTCCTGCTGTCTGATACATGTTAACTGTAACTGTTTGAGGTAATCCTAAAGGCGCTCTCAATGGTTCTAATGTCATTAAGTACACATCACCATTAATAACTGGTTTCGTTCCTAATCTCGTATCTGCTGTCAAACTAACTCCTTGAACTGTTGCCCATCGATTTGTATAATCGGGTAAGTTAGGTTTCGGAATGGTCTCAATTCCGTGCACTGTGCACCAATCCATATCTTGCGCATATGGTATCTCTATACTGACTGATCGATTCTCTTTTATATCTATAATCAGATGCGGCAAAGCTGAGTAATTTTGCAATGTAACTGCTGGAGTATTCGGTGTCATAGTCTCATCTTCAAAACCTGGTCGCCATATCAATGCCCATCTCCCAGTGTGAAATACTGATGTTATCCATTCGAAATCCATATCAATTGGTCCTTTCCATAGCAAAAATGGTCTTGCGGCCCATGAAAAATACGTAGGCCACAATTGCAAGATTGCTAATTGTGCTGTCAAATAACAAATTCCAGGGTGTACTATACTTGACCAAACTATTG